ATATGAGTCAACAATTCGAAAAAACAGTATTTGGTAATAAGAAATTCTCGGATTTACTTGAGGAAATCTATAATAACCAAAAGCGCCGCGAAGCACAAGTAACCGCGCTTATATCCGAATTAAAACCGATGGTTTCCGACATTGGTGATGCTACACTTATTGTACCCCTCATTAAAGAATACATGGAAATTGGTGTTAAAAATGATGATGCACTAATTAAGATGGCTACGTTAGTACAACGTGCTTTAAATTCATCTAGTGAAGATGGTGGTTTAGGTATTAGTGATGAGGAAAAAGCCCAATTACTTGAGGAAATGGAAAAACTTCAAACTAAGTAATAATGCCCGGACCTCTAAAATCAGGACAAACCCTATATAAAAGTTTAGGGAGTATAGTAAACAATTCTACTAGAGATAGTCTAAAAAATCTTACAGGTAAATTTTTATCTGGGAGAATTTTAGATATAGATCAAAGTGGAACTTCTACTAATGGCACTGCTCAAGTACAAATTTTAGATGAAATACAATTAGGGGGGGCTAATATTTTGGTTAATGTTTTACCTTTATTTCCTAATTTAAAAAATTACCCTTTAACTAATGAAACAGTATTAGTTATAGCTTTAGCAAATAAAGAATTTAAAAATAATTTTAATAATTTAACTTTTTATTATTTATCACCTTTAAATTTATGGAATAGTAATCAAGTAAATCCTATCCCTTACCCTACAGAAACTGTAACTCCTGAAAGTCAAAATAAAGGGGTTTTAGAGGTTGAAGCCGTAGGTAACCCTAATAAACCAACTTCATCTTCAAACACTACCTTAACCCCAGGTTTATATTTTAATGAAGATAATATCCCAAACCCTACTTTTCCTTATGAAGGTGATTATATTATAGATGGTAGATTTGGTAATTCATTAAGATTTGGTAATACAGTCCCTAATGAAATTGTACCAGTACAAAATAATTGGTCTACTACAGGTAGTATAGGTGATCCTATTACCATTTTAACCAATAAAAAACATACAGAACAACCTACATTTAATTCAATTACTGAAGATATTAATTTAGATGGTTCGTCTGCTTATTTTACTTCTACACAAAAGATTCCAATTGAGGTATCCTCACAAAATAGTTATCTTTCTTATAATACTCCTCCTGTAATTCCTAACCAATATATAGGAAAACAAGTTATTTTAAATTCTGGTAGACTATTATTTAACTCTACTCAGGACCATATCCTACTATCCTCAGCAAAGAGCATTAACTTAAATACTGTAGAATCTGTTAATATAGATGCTGCCACACAAACCGTTATACAGACACCGGAATTATATCTTGGTGGTATAGAGACGGCCCAACCTGTAGTTTTAGGTAATGATTTAGTAGATTTATTAACTAAAATATTAAACGATTTAAGTTTTTTAACTGGGGCTCTTCAAAATCAATTAGGTGTGCCTGTTGGTTCTCCTATAGGTCCCACAAACTTAGTAGCCCAAGCTATAAATGATAAAATAGGAGGTTATAAAGCAGAATTATCTAATATATTATCTCAAACTACTAAGACTGTATAATGTTAGATCCTAAGAAAGTAATAGAACAAAGAAAGCAAAAAGAACAACTCAAACAGGATAGAGTTGAACAAGCTGAACTAACTTCTACGGATATTGAAGGTATTAATAATGCCGTAACTGAGGATCAAAAACCTAAAGGTTTACAAAAATTGGGATCTTTAGTTTTAAAACAATCCCAAAAATTATCTAAGTTTGTAATCCCATTAGCTTTTAATCTTATTAAAGAATATGGTATAGATAAATTAGAAACTGCATTAGAGGAAGAAAGTGATAATATAGATGAATTAAAAGAACAACTTAAAGAAGAATTTTGTAACGTTCAATTACCTCGTATTATAGAACAAAGGAATAACGCTGTAGACTATTTAAACAACACAGGTAAAATTTTAGACGCATTAACTTTAAGTGTAGATTTCGGAGCCTCGTTTGCTAAAATATTAGAGGATTTAATTAAAATATTAAGAGGGGCAAGTTTTACAATAAATCAAGCATCCAAAACTATCCCCCTAATCCCAGGTGCAGTAGTATCAGCAGTTAACGATTTAAATACTATAGCTGATACTGTAACATTTAAATCAGATGGTACTCCTAATATACCACCATTAAAAATTACAGCTGCCCAAGTATCCCCAGCATTTGCTACAGTACAAAATACAATTGTACGATGTGTAGATTTACTTGATAGATTAGATATTTTAATTACATTATGTAATCCTAATGCTAATCTAACTGGAATATCAGATTCAATTAACAATATATATGAAAATGAATTAGTAGCTAAAGCTTCTGAAAATGATGGTACTTATAAAGGTTTTATTTTAGAAATAGAATCTAGACCATTTACTGATACCGTAAATCAAAACAGAGCAGTAGGAAAAAACAGATCTGGGATTATAATGATATCAACAGAATATTCATTTGCATCAAATCCTCAAGTATTAATTGACGAACTTAAATTTATTATTGACAGAGACGATTTAAAAGCGTATTAAACCAATATTTATAACCATGAAATTAAACGAATTAAGAAAAGTAATTAGAGAAGAAGTAAAAGCTGCTATCCAAGAGGAGTTAAAAGATATCCTCTTAGAAGCTGTTCGTTCACCAAAAACTGTAGTAACTGGAACTACACCACAACAAAATACTACACAAGCTCTCCCTGAAGATGATAAAGCTAAATTAAGAGAAAATATGATGGGTGTTTTAGACGGCATGAAACCAGGACAAGATACACTAAGTTTTAATTCAACTGATGCTCGTAATATGGGAGGTAACTTACAAGTTGCCCCGGGCATGAATACATCAGGTGAAGGCAGCCAATTACCAGCAGGAAATGTAGGTTTAGACCAAATTATGGGTCTAATGAAAGGTAAATAATTTAAATGGCTTTTAACCCTCGCATAATACCAGCTACTGACTTCCAACCAAACGTTGGAGTAGGGGTTAATTTACCTTTTTCAACACCACAGTGTTTTCAAAGTAATTATACAAGTAAAGATGCTATTAAAGCTAATTTAATTAATTATTTTTTAACAGAACCTGGAGAAAGACCAGATAACCCTTTATTTGGTGGTGGTTTACGAAGTTTTATTTTTGAACAAATTTCAACTGGTACTTTAGGTGGGATTGAAGATGATATTAGTGAAAAAATTGGTACTCAATTTCCATCTATTAAGTTAAATGGTATCGAAGTTGGGGCTATAGAAGATCAAAATACAATTAAAGTAGTAATAAAATATTCAATACCACAACAAGGGGTATCAGATGAAATTGAAATTAACTTTGGATAATGGCACAAGCAAGAGACATAAAATATCTGAATAAAGATTTTGCTGAATTTAGATCAGCATTAATTGATTATTCTAAAACATATTTCCCTACAACCTATACAGATTTTACTGAGGCTTCTCCTGGTATGATGTTTATGGAAATGGCATCTTATATTGGTGATGTTTTATCATTTTACCAAGATAATCAAATCCAAGAAACTTTCACTCAGTACGCCCGTAGATTTGAAAATTTATTTGACTTAGCATATGTAATGGGGTATAAACCTCAAGTTACAGGTGTAGCTACTACGAATTTAGATTTTTACCAAACAGTTCCAGCATTATCATCTGGTCCAAATATTTTTCAACCCGATTATAACTATGCTTTATTAGTAGATGAAAATGCTCAAATAGGCTCTTCTGCTGATGCTAAAATTAATTTTATAACAGAAGATACTATAGATTTTACAGTTTCAAGTTCAATAGATCCAACTGAAGTTACAGTTTATACTGTAGATGGTGGTAATAATCCAACTACATATCTTTTGAAAAAAACAGCAAAAGCAATTTCATCTACTATTAATACAACAACCATTTCAGCAGGTTCAACACCCCAAGAATTTTTTACAACAACTATAAATGCTCCTAATATTGTAGGTATTTTAGATATAGTAGATTCTGATGGTAATGTGTGGTACGAAGTACCTTATTTAGCTGAAGAAATGGTATATGATTCAATTCGTAACACTAACCCTAATGATCCAAATAATTATTTAAATGAAGGTGATGCGCCTTATTTGTTACAATTAAAACAAACACAACGTAGATTTGCTACTCGTGTTATTAATAGTGGTTCATTAGAAATTCAATTTGGAGCGGGCACATCACAAGATGTAGAAGAAGAAATTACTCCTAATGCTGATAATGTGGGATTAGGTTTACCCTTTGAAAAGAATAAACTTACAACTGCTTACTCACCAACTAACTTTATATTTACTCCTACTTACGGTATAGCACCTACTGGCGACTTAACTATAAGATATTTAACTGGGGGTGGTGTTGGTGCTAATGTTAATGCTAATACATTAACTAATATAAAACAAATTAATAAAACATTTACTAATTTTAGTAATACAGATCCAGGAGGTTTATACCAACAATCTTTTGATTCATTAGTAACAAATAATCCAAACGCAGCTTCAGGAGGTAGAGGAGGAGATAGTATCGAAGAATTAAGACAAAATATTATTTCTAATTTTAGTACTCAATATAGAACAGTTACCCCTGATGATTATACAGTAAGGGCTTTATCTATGATTCCCAAATATGGAAAAATAGCAAAAGTTTATACTGAAAAATCTAAAGCATCTGCTAATACAGGTACTAATGTAGACTTATATGTTTTAGCTTCTAATAGTAATGGAAATTTGACTACAGCAAGTTCAACATTAAAACAAAATTTATCAACTTATTTATCTCAATTTAGAACAATTGGTGATTCTGTAGCTATTAAAGATGCTTTTATTATTAATATTGGGGTAGATTTTGAAATTATAACTTTACCTAATTTTAATAACAATGAGGTTTTAAGAAAATGTATTATAGCCCTTCAAAATTACTTTAATATTAGAAATTGGCAAGTAAATGAACCTATTATTTATAGAGATGTTTTTAATCTTTTAGATAAAATTGAAGGAGTTCAAACTGTAAAAAATGTTTTCTTTACTAACAAAACTACAACAGATGGAGATTATTCTCAATATGCTTATGATGTAGAAGGTGCTACTATAAATCAAGTATTATATCCTTCAATAGATCCTATGGTATTTGAAGTTAAATTCCTTAATAGTGATATTAAAGGTAAAATTGTAAACTTATAATTATGGGATTAAAAAATAGATATGATAAATCTGTAGCATCTGGAGTAGGATTGGCATCCGAAAACCCAGAAATAGCTCCACCAAAACAAGGAAATCCTGAAGCTCAATTTAAAGGTTCTAATTTAGACTTAGAATTTAAAGCACCTTTAGGGGGTCCTATTAATGTTGCTTATAATACCCAAATAGGTAGTGAATATAAAAGTTTTACAACAACACAACCATATACACCTAAGAACACTTATATAGATAGTTTACAGAGTGATGAATTAATAAGAAGGGCTAGCGACCCAATAAGATAAATATTATGGCAGTATATAAACTTTTCCCATATAAAGATACATCCTTATACTCTATGTATTCAGCCATGAATACAGGTATTGATCCAATAAATCAAGTATCTAACTTAAATTTTGCTATAGATAGTAATCCTTCTGTAGCTCGATCTTTACTTGCTTTTGATAATCAAGAAATTCAAAATGTAATAAATAATAAAGTAATAGGAAATTGGGATGCTTATTTAAAATCTTACATAGCAACAGCTCAAGGTGTAGTGGAAGATTCTATCTTAGAAGTTTTTCCTATCTATGATAGCTGGAACATGGGTACAGGTACTTATTTAGATGAACCTATAACAAAAGATGGAGCATGTTGGGATTCACCTCAATTTGGAGGTGGGGGTGCTTGGAATATTGGCGGTCCTTCTTTAGGATATACTAGTTCATATAATCCAACCTATGCACCCCAAGGTGGGGGTTCGTGGTATGCTAGTTCTTCAGATGGTACTATTACTTATCCATTAACACAATCATTTGATCCTAGAAGTGATAAAGATTTAAATATTAAAGTTTCTTCAATGGTTGAAGATTGGTATAGTAGTTCTTTAAATAATAATGGATTTATTTTAAAATGGGAAAATTCTGCCGAATTTAATACTAGTAAATTAGTACAACCCGTACTCCAATATTATACAGTAGATACTAATACTATATATCCACCTGAATTAGAAATTAGATGGGATGATTCAACATGGAATACAGGTTCCTCAACAACAACCCAATTGTTCCAACCTAATGCTTTTATTGAATTAGCAGAAAACCCAGGAATATTCTATTCAGAAAGTATTAATAGGTTTAGATTAAATGTAAGACCTAAATACCCTGCCCGTGTATGGGCAACTTCTTCTTTGTATACTAAACAATATTATTTACCATCTGGTTCATCTTATTATGCTATTAAAGATTTAGATACTAATGAGTATGTAGTAGATTTTGATAGTAATTATACTAGAATTAGTGCAGATGTTTCTTCTAGTTATTTTGATATATACATGAACGGTTTAGAACCCGAAAGATATTACAAAATATTAATCCAAGTTACTTCGGAAGGGAGTACAACAATTTATGATGATAATTACTACTTTAAAGTAGTTAATGGATAATGAAAGAACAAGTAAATTTAACAAGAAATTCATTTAGTAAAACACAATACCCAAAGGTAATTGATACTGAATTTTCTCAATTAACACCTCAAGTTAATGAGCCTGTAGCAGTACAAGATGTATCTGTTGATGAATTTTTTGTTTTATATGATAAATTATTTTTTGATATCCCTCAAAGAGGTAGTAATTCACATGAAACTTTAATTACGACGAGTACTGAATATATTGGTTATAATCCTTTAACAACCGAAATAGAAGCTTTACAACAAGAAATTACTGAATTAAGAAGACAATTATTGGATGAAAGAGGAAGCGCTTTAAATACCATTGCTGATGTATTAGATACAGCAGGTTTAGATCTTCCAGAACTCCCAACCCTCCCTAATTTAGATGTACCATCAGAATTTAGTGTTGATGTAAATATGAATGTTGATCAGGGGGAAGAAAAGTCGCGTAAAGAAAAACGTAAAGAACGTAGAGAAAAACGCAAAGAAGAAAGACAAGAACGTAGAGAAGAAAGAAGAAATAATTAATTATGGCTGAAGCTAAAATTACACAAGTAAATCCTACTACATTTGAACTAGAAGAATATTCAGTTACAGATGAAAATCTTATTTCTTCCCAAGAAGTAGAAACTTTATTTGTACCCCAAACTGATTATATAGAATATTTTATTTATAATCCTAACAATGGAGGTCAAGTATTTCCTGCGTTTGATTCACCATCTAATTATAATGGGTATACTTTAGAAGATAATATATTAACAATTAATCCTGAAAATGATTTAATAGTTAATGGGTTTGAAGAAGGAACTTATAATACATTTTATAGTTTTTTATCATTAAGATTATCATCTAATCCCTTTCAAAGATATTATATCACAGAAATTTCATCCGATAGAACGGAAATTAGATTAATTTCTAATGATATATCTACAGAAGAAATTATAGCATCTACTACTGAATTTATTCAAGAAAGAAATAATTCTGAGTTTTTTCAAGATTTTTATTTAAATTTTGGTAACAATCAATTAGTAATAGCTAATAATATTGTATTAGATACAGACTCAGTTTTAATAAAATTATATGACCCACTACCTCTACAATATCAATTAAAATCAACATTATGGGTTGTAGAACAGGTAGCGGACCCAATAGCTTATTTAATTGAGTTACCCTTTCAAGAAATAGTTGTTGATAATACAATTAAATTAAAAGGTCCTAATATTAATTTACCTGTAAAGGGTCAAGTTAATAACTCTACAGAACCTGTAGACTTTGCTAGTTTAACTTCAACTACTGTTACATCATCATTACAGCAAATTAATAGTTTTTATGCTGATCCTAGTATAAAAATTAATGTAGATTATAATGAATACAGTAATTTTATTAATTTCTCATCTGTTGAAAAACGTATAAGTAATTTTTTCTATAAAATACAACAAATAGAAAATTGGACTTCTTTAGCAGCAGAAGGATCAAATGTAAATACTACTTCTACCTCAGGTTCTACGGCTTTTTACCAAAATAAAATCAATGAAACTATTGATGAATTTGATAATTACGAATATTTTTTATACTTCACCTCAGGTTCAAATGCTTACCCTAAAACAAATACAACAGAACCTTATAATCAAGCTTCTTCTACAAGTACATTATCTCAAAATTGGATTACAGCTAGTTTATCAAGTGCCGAATCCCATGATGTAAATAATAAAAATTGGATTTACTATTCTATCCCAGCTTATTTAAGAGAAGACTCAGCAAACCAACCATATATAGACTTTTCTAATATGGTAGGTCATTTCTATGACGAAAATATATGGGTTTACATTAAAGATATCACTAATAAATGGGATAATGATAATCGTATTGATTCAGGAATTTCACGCGATTTAATCGCGCAACAATTACGTGATTTAGGATTTAATTTATATGAAAATCAATTTAGCTCATTTGATATATTTACAGCTACATTAGGTTTAACTCCATCAGGTAGTTATTTTCCATTCCCTAATATGACAGGTTCTTTACCCACACCAAGTGGGTTCGAATATGTTAATGCTTCTATAACAGGATCAAATGAAATATTACCTCAAGATGATATAAAAAAGCGTATATATAAACGCATTTATAATAATTTACCTTACTTATACAAGAAAAAAGGTACGGTTGATGGTATTAGAACATTAGCTACAATTTATGGTATTCCAAATACATTACTTAGAATTGATGAGTTTGGTGGTAAAGATAAAGATAATACTAATGATTGGGATTATTGGTTTGAACAATTTAATTATGCTTATTCTACAGGAGATGATGGAATTATTAGTTCAGACTGGAGTATAAATACCGATTGGGGTACACCTGATGATGCACCTGAATCTTTACAATTTAGATTTAAATTACCACCTTCATCTTCTCTCCCTTCATCTCAATCTTTATGGACTTTAGATAATGGTAGAGAAGTAAGATTAGTATTAGAATACGATACTACACTTTTAGATTCTGGATCATTTAGTGGTTCAATACCTAACCCAAACAATCAATACGCAGATTTAAAGTTTTACCCTAACTTTACTACAGATGCTACTGAGTTTGCTAGTGTATCTTTACCATTTGCAAATAATGGTTGGTGGTCTGTTATGGTTAATCGCAAATCACAAAATTTTGAATTAATAGCAGCTAATAAAATATATTCTGGAAGTAATGGTTCTTCTTTAGGATTTATAGCTTCATCTTCAATTTCAGCAACAGACGATGGTTTTTGGTTTAGTGGAACAAATTCTTATTTTCCTACTATAGGTGGTATTACAGGATATACTGATTTTAGTGGTTCATACCAAGAAATTAGATATTATACAACTCAAATATCCCATAGTGTATTTAAGGATTATGTAATGAATCCTCAATCTATTGAAGGTAATACTATTAATAGTGCTCCTGATGAATTGATATTTAGAGCAGCATTAGGAGGTGAATTATATACAGGTTCAGTTTCAATACACCCTAAAGTAACAGGTTCTTGGGATACAATAAATTCATTCCCAGCTGACTCAGATTTTACAATTACTGAAGGTAATTTTGCTGTAAATAGAGAGTATGTGTTTATGGATCAACCCGCGGTTGGTATTAAAAATCGTATTACAGATAAAATTAGACAAGTAGATCTAAATTTACCTGAAGGTTCTCAACAATTATCTAATATTAGATCAATACAACAAGATACTGAAACAGATGATGCCTATACTGATACAGTAAATCAAGTAGAGGTAGTATTATCTCCAACTAACCAAATTAATGATGATATTATTAATTCAATTGGTTATTTAAATATTGGAGAATATATAGGCGACCCTAGACAAATTGCTTCGGGTTCAATTAACTACCCAGATTTAGATGCTTTAAGAGATGAGTATTTCCTTAAATACACAAGCAATTACGATTGGAATGATTTTATTAGATTAATTAAATTCTTTGATAATTCATTATGGAAAACAATCAAAGATTTTATCCCATCTAAAGTATCATCAGCTACAGGTATTTCTATAAAACAACATTTATTAGAAAGACAAAAATACCCAGAACCATCAGCTTCATATTCTGAACCATACTATACAGGTAGTATAGGTCAAATTGCTGGATTAAAAGATGGTCAAAGAATTTACACAGCTTCAGGAGATTATGATTCATTCCCTATTGTAACTACTACAGGTTCCCAAGGTGGAACGTTACCTGTATTTGTAGAAGATACTAACTATACAGAACTTACATACCCAGGTGCAGTTAACGTAACTCAAAGTTGGAATGGTTCAAATATAACACCATTTGGATTTGAAGATTTCACCCAAGATGACGCTCGCGAATTTATAGATGGTGAATTTAGTGGTTCTACATTGATAGCAACTACTCAAAGTTTAAATCCAAACAATACACTATTAAAAGAAAATACAGTAGTTATAAATTACAAAACATCAGGTTCTAATGCTCAAAACCCAGCAGTTGGTGAATTAATTTGGGAATTTGATTTTAATACTATAGGTAATATTAATAGTTATTATGTTAATGAAATATATATTAATGAAGAAGATTTAAATGGAACCAACTCTGATTCAGCTATCCGTAACTTAAAACCAGGAGATAAAATTACTTTTGATCTTAATTACATAATATCACCACCATAAAGATAATCTACTATGCCTACTATAACAAATACAGGGACTATTAAAAGCATTACTGCTTTAGGAAATGGGCAATTTAAAATTGACCTAGTAGATGGTTCTTACCCAATTGTTGATAATAATCCTGCTACAGGAAATTTTAATTCTGGTACAGTTAATTCATCTTTAATTGTATTAGATCCCTATGCTAATATTCCTAATTTAGCATATTCTGACTTTAATGCTGTTATTAATAATGCTTTGATCCCAAGACAAAGTAATATTTTCTGGGATTTAGATTATTCTACCAATGCTATACAAGCAGTAAATCAAGAAGCAGTAATATCTGCATCTCAACAAGATGGTGATTTACCTAAAGCTTTTATTCAAGATTATAACTATTATTCAACTCCTATTTTAAGACGTAATTATTTAGGAGCTAAATCAACATCCCCAGATTTTAATGAATTAGCTGTAGAAGGTGGTTTTGGTCAATTACCTGTAGTACAAAGTGAAGGATATTACTTTGCTTATTTTAATTGGGTAGGAGGTACATCTCCTGAATGGGGTAATGGACTAGAAGATAGAAGTGCGGTAAATATTAGATATTATATAGGTGAAGACGGAAATGTAATTGAACCTATTAATGATTCTGATGGTATTAATCTTAGTATTGTACAACAAGGTTTTGAACAAGACTCAAATGCAATTTTAAGTTTTAATGATAAAGAAGGTGCTACTTCTAATTTTTCAAATTTAGAGGGTAAACATAAAATATTTAAAAGTGGTCAAATCCCAAAACCTATTACTTATTCACAAACACAAAGCATCTCGGATACTACCCCAGGTGGTTTTACAGGTTCTTTAAATTTTATTCAAGGTGACCAACAAGAAGGAGCAATAGGGGATTACAGATTAACAGCAAATGCTACTTCAGCTATTATACAAAACCCAGGTACAGTAGCATTTACAAACCCACCCCAATTTAAAGGTACACTTGCCGATTTTAATGGTACTTTATATGAACCTAAAACAAACGACCCTTCAGGTACAAACCCAGTTACATCTTTAACATTTACAGCTCTTGTATCTCATAGTATTCAAGGTGGTCCTGTAAATGGAGCAAATGCTACTTTTTTCATACAAAAAAATTCAAATGGAGCAGGTTGGGTTGATGTAAGTTCAAATATAGGAAATGTAATAGAACCTGGTGTAGTAGATAATATTCAATTAGTATTTACAGACCCAAATGCTACCACAGATGATGATTATAGACTTCAAATAACATCAGCCAATGATGGTGGTCAGGGTCAATTTGTAACTATTGATTCAACAACTTCTTTTAAAGTATCTCAGACCCCACCACCACAAATTGGACCTAAAGGTCCAGGTGCTCCTGGAGGTGCAAATTATTGGGAAATAGTTTCAGGTGCTTCTGTTCCTAAAATTAAACCAAAGGCATTAATGGATGTTTATGGTCAAAAACAACAAAATATAGAAGATGACGTTAATGGAAATCCTGTAGGTTTTAGCCCTATTACATTTGATTTTACTGTTGAAATAGGTGATGAACTTAGATTCCAAGGTACAGAAACACAAACTTACACAGTAGTAGATATAGATAATTCTCCTGCTAATGGTGATCCTTTACATCTAATTTTAGATAGAGAAATTTCTTTAGGTAATTCAAATTTAAATTCAAATACTTTAATGAATTGGTTCTTACATAGAAGATATGTAAGTGACCCTTCATATATAATATTAGAAGTAGATAAACCTGCAGGAGGTACAGCTCCAGGTGTATTAACACCTGAGTATTTTTATGGGGCAACAGAAGAAAAAGTAGATAGTATACTTAAAGACCTTACAAAAGATAGATTAATTTAAAAGTTAATTTGGCATAAACTTAAAAAAAACATATATTTATAATTAAATACGTATTAAACAATGGGATATTTAAATAATTCGGTAGTAACTGTAGATGCTATCCTTACAACTAAGGGTAGAGAGTTACTTGCTAAAAATGATGGTTCATTCAGAATTACACAGTTTGCATTAGCGGATGATGAGATTGATTATACACTTTATAATCCAACCCATCCATCAGGTTCAGCTTATTATGGTCAGGCAATTGAAAATATGCCTTTACTAGAAGCATTCCCTGATGAAACTCAAATTATGAAGTACAAACTTACTACTTTACCTCGTGGTACTGCTAAGATGCCAATCTTAGATGTAGGTTATACTAATATTGTAATTAAACAAGGAGCTTCATTAGCAATTACCCCACAAACACTAAATTATTTAGGTGGTAACCAAAACGAAGCTAGTGGTTACACAGCTACTATTTCAGATGTTAGATTATTATCTACTTTTGAAGGTGTTGGTATCGATTCACCTCAAACAAATGCTTTAAATGTTAATTCAACAACTACACTAGGTACTAACGTATCTGCAACAGTAGTAGGTACAACAATTAACCTTAGAGCAACCACAGTTAATACATTATTTGGTGCTAACACTGCATTATACGCTACAATGACAATTGTAGGTAGAGATAGTGGAGCAAGATTACAAGTCCCAATCACTATAACTAAAGTATCCTAATTATGTCATTTAATAGATTAGAAGCAGACGACTTTGTAGTATCAGCTGATAGTATTACAGCTGGTATATTTACTGATAGTCAAATCCCAACTATCACAACATTTTTTACTTCTTCCACTCAAAGAACAAGTAACTCAGGTGATTATTACTTAAACGTATTTTCAAATGCAGCAACTTCCTCTTTAGAATTCGCAGTTACTTATGGTAACGAATTAGGAAGTGGTAGTCAGGCATACAATTTAGATGTAGATGGTAAATCACCATCTTCAACAGTTTACGGTCAATACCGTACTTTAGTATTAGGTGATGAAAATGCTGATTTTACTTTTGGTAGTATTACATCATCGGATTTTTGGGCTGTATCAATGGAAAGAAGTAGATATAAAGAATCTATATTCCCAGGTTCAACAACTTTATTATTAAGAGGTCCAGATGGTGTTATCTCATTAACTGATAATAGCCAAGTTGCCTCTTCGGTTGTATTTAATGATGCAGGTAGAGTATTCCAATTAGTATCAGGTTCAGCAGGTACAGTATTTACAACACTAGAATCAAATGGATATAGTATTGATTCAGGTTCATATGGTTTATTCTTACCAGATATTGCTACTTATATTTTAAACCCAAGAGCATTATCTAATGATGAAGCTGATGGAGGTATTGGTTTAGATGCTACTTTAACCTCAGCACTTACAGCAACAGATAGTCCAAACTTAAATACAATATTTACAGCAATTACCCATTCAAACGCTTCATCATTTACAGCAAACTCAGAAGAAACAATTACTTCAGATTTTGTATTTGTAAGACCTAGAAGTTCTCAGTTTAATTACTCAGAAAACCCATCATTTATTTCGGGTTCAACAGGTGAAGTATTATACTCTTCATTTATTAATGCACCTACAACATATATTACAACTGTAGGTTTATACAATGATACTAATGAGTTATTAGCTGTAGCTAAACTTTCAAAACCACTAGAGAAAGATTTTACAAAAGAAGCTCTTGTTAGAGTTAAGCTAGACTTTTAAAATGAATGAGTACATTCAAACAATTTTTATCACAAGACGTAATTGTAGAACCCTTTAAAGTAAATAAGGGGTTCTCATTTCCGTCTCCTGAATTTACAGATAATGATGTCCAAATTGACAGATTAATAGGCCTTAATGGAGATTTTGAATTTACTCAATCTTTAACAGGTAATAATAATGATCAATATGGAGTTTTAGTTTATGATTCTGCTAAAGAATTATATTACTCTAACTTTTTAACATCATCTGCTGGTTCTCCGTTACAAACACAAAGTTCATTTCCTGGAGAAAATGAAACAGGAGATGTATTTGTAGGTAACCCTGATTCCGCAGGTAGATATGAAAATTATCTTCAATCTACAGATGATGTAGTTAGATTTTTCCCAACAGGATCTAGTAATCAAATTTTCGTACTTTCAATTCCTTCCCGTTTATGGGGTGATTATATCCAACCTAATTCTTTCGAGTATAAAGTTATAGATGCTGATAATATTACTCATATTATTACTGATGATGGTAATGGAAATCTTTATATAGGAGGAGTTTATGTAGGTAATATTATATATCCTCATGGAATAGCAGTATTTACTAAATTACAAGATAATGCTCCCCCTGCTCCTGAAGGATATGGTATATCTGAATATGGAGAAAATGTATATGGTGGGGGAATTTCTCTAGCAGATTTAACTGGGGTTAATGTAACTTGTTCATTCTCTAGTTCATTTGACATATATGAAACACAATATAAAGCTACTATAAATGAATTTGAATATAATTTTAGTTTAAACCCCTCAATTATATCAGGTTCTACAGATGGTACAGTCTATGATTTTGTAACTAGTTCTTATTTTTCACCTTACGTTAGTACAGTAGGACTATATGATAATGATCAAAATTTACTTGCAGTTGGAAAATTATCCCAACCACTCCCAGTATCAAGAACAACAGATACTACTATATTTATAAACATAGATAGATAATTACAATGGGAAAAGGAACCAATAGACTAGAAAAAATATTTGACCCTACAGTTGATGAAATCAACCAGGGATTTACTATAAATGCTTGGCACGTATCACAATCAGTTAATGCTTTTACAGGTACTGGAAGTTATGATATTGATATTGAAGGAAGTTTAACTATTAGTGGTTCAATTTATCATGAACTAGCTCAAGATGCTTCCGGTGTTTTAAACAATGTAGTAGTTAGAGATACAACTACTGGAGAATATTTTATTACAGGTTCCTATGGTGATGCAGCCGGTACTTCAGGCTCATCAGGCTCATCAGGTACATCAGGTAGTTCGGGCTCTTCTGGCACTTCAGGTTCTTCGGGCTCTTCGGGTACCTCAGGTGCTGATGGTTCAAGCGGTAGCTCTGGTACATCAGGCGCTGATGGTTCAAGTGGTTCATCAGGTACATCAGGAAATTCAGGTTCATCAGGTTCATCAGGTACTTCAGGTTCATCAGGCTCATCAGGCACTTCAGGTGCTGATGGCTCATCTGGTACTTCAGGTGCTGACGGTTCAAGCGGAAGTTCAGGCACTTCAGGAGCAGATGGTTCTTCAGGCTCATCTGGTACTTCAGGAGCAGATGGTTCTTCAGGCTCATCTGGTACTTCAGGAGCAGATGGTTCTTCAGGTAGTTCAGGCACTTCAGGTGCTGACGGTTCAAGCGGAAGTTCAGGCACTTCAGGAGCAGATGGTTCATCAGGTTCATCAGGTACTTCTGGTGCTGGTGGTAGTTCAGGTAGCTCAGGTACCTCAGGTGCTGATGGTTCAAGCGGTAGCTCTGGTACATCAGGTGCTGATGGTTCAAGTGGCTCATCAGGTACATCAGGAAATTCAGGTTCATCAGGCTCATCTGGTACTTCAGGAGCAGATGGTTCTTCAGGTAGTTCAGGTACTTCAGGTTCATCAGGAACCTCAGGCTCATCAGGTTCATCAGGAACTTCGGGTTCATCTGGTAGTTCTGGTACATCAGGTTCTTCGGGTGATGGTAGAGCTTTAATATCTTTAGATGAAGGTAGTCAATTAACATCTGATACTCTTTCTCTTAATTTTACAGGTGCTGGTGTAACAGCAACTCAAATAAACGATAATGTAACAGTCACTATCCCAGGTGGTGGTGGTGGTTCTGGTTCATCAGGATCTTCAGGTACTTCTGGTTCTTCAGGCTCATCTGGCACTTCAGGTCAAGCTGGTTCAAGTGGTTCTTCAGGTACATCAGGTCAAGCTGGTTCAAGTGGTTCATCAGGAACTTCAGGGGATTCAGGCTCATCAGGCTCATCAGGTACCTCAGGAGCAGATGGTTCATCAGGTAGCTCAGGTACCTCAGGAGCAGATGGTTCTTCAGGTAGCTCAGGTACCTCAGGTGCTGATGGTTCAAGCGGAAGTTCAGGAACTTCAGGGGATTCAGGCTCATCAGGCTCATCAGGTACTTCCGGGGTAGATGGTTCAAGTGGCTCTTCAGGTACATCTGGAACAGGTAATGCTATTACAGTTATAGATGAATCTACAACATTAACTACAGACGTATCTCAATTTACTTTTACAGGTGCGGGTGTAACAGCTACTAATAGTGGTACTGATGTAACAGTCACTATCCCAGGTGGTGGTGGTGGTTCTGGCTCATCAGGCTCATCTGGTACTTCAGGCTCTTCAGGCTCTTCAGGTACTTCAGGTCAAGCTGGTTCATCAGGGTCTTCAGGTACCTCAGGCGAAGCAGGTAGCTCGGGTTCATCAGGTACTTCAGGAGATTCAGGTTCATCAGGTTCTTCAGGTACATCGGGTCAAGCTGGTAGTTCAGGTTCATCTGGTACTTCAGGAGATTCAGGTTCAAGCGGTAGCTCAGGTACTTCAGGAGTAGGTGGTTCATCAGGCTCATCAGGTACTTCAGGGGATTCAGGCTCATCAGGCTCATCAGGTACTTCAGGAGCAGATGGTTCTTCAGGTAGTTCAGGTACTTCAGGTCAAGCAGGTTCAAGTGGTTCCTCAGGTACCTCAGGCGAAGCAGGTAGCTCAGGTAGCTCAGGTACTTCAGGGGATTCAGGCTCATCAGGCTCATCAGGTACTTCAGGCGAAGCAGGTAGCTCAGGTAGCTCAGGTACTTCAGGCTCATCAGGCTCATCAGGTACTTCAGGCGAAGCAGGTAGCTCAGGTAGCTCAGGTACTTCAGGTCAAGCTGGTAGTTCAGGTTCATCAGGTACCTCAGGTCAAGCTGGTAGTTCAGGTTCATCTGGTACTTCAGGTCAAGCTGGTAGTTCAGGTTCATCAGGTACCTCAGGTCAAGCTGGTTCAAGTGGTTCTTCAGGTACCTCAGGCGAAGCAGGTAGCTCAGGTAGTTCAGGTACTTCAGGTCAAGCTGGTAGTTCAGGTTCATCTGGTACTTCAGGTGAAGCAGGTAGCTCGGGTTCATCAGGTACCTCAGGTCAAGCTGGTTCAAGTGGTTCTTCAGGTACCTCAGGTACTGGTCAAGCAATAGAAATTTTAGATAATGGTTCTTCAATTACAACAGATGTAGAATCTATTAATTTTGTAGGGGCTACTATTACTGAACCTACAGCTGATAATGTGACAGTAACTATCACCGGTGGTGGTGGGGGTTCACAAAATTTATTCAATACAGCTTCAGTTGCTAATAATGGAGTAACACAGGCTGCTTCTACATTTATATTAGCAGATGCTGTTGATGACCAACTTACTTTTGATTTTAGAAATTTAGTTTCAGGTTCATCAGATCCAACAAATGATAAAATCATTATTTCCTCCGCACCAAATCCTCAATTTTTAACTAGAAAAAATGATGAATCAGGAGAGGGTGGTCTTCAGTCAGTATTAACTACATCAAATCAAATATGTACTTGGACATCTAATGGTCCTGGTTGGCAAAGTAATAGTGAATTCTTTTATCTTAATGGAACAAGTAATTTTTCCTACGATACTACAGATTATGAATTTATTCAAATCATAAACCAACCAGGATTATATCATTTTGATCTTCAATTAACAGCTACAGGAACTAATTCTACTAATGGTGCTCAAGTTTCTATTCAAAGAGTAGACCAAAGTGGTACTGTTGTAGAAACAATAGCTAGAGGAACTTATGATGTTAAAAATGGTCAACCTGCAAATACTCAAATTCGACTTTCCCAAACTTGGTATATTTCTCAAAGTAATATAGATACTGACCAATCTTATTTTAATATACTTTTAACTGCTTCAGGTACTGGAGGTGGTATATCTTTTGGAGGTAATGCCTCAACAGGTACTAATGCTAGTTATTGGACAATATCTTATATTCCAGATTCAGGTAAAGGTGATTCTTAAAAAAATAAATTATGAATTGGTTATATAAAGGGGAAAAAATGACTTCTTTGGAGTCATTTCCCCCTTCAACATTCGGTTTCGTATATAGAATTACTCACATTCCTAGTGGTAAAGCTTATATAGGAAAAAAATTCGTTAAATTTACTCGTAAAGCTAAATTAACTAAAAAAGATTTAGCATTGTATGAAGGTACTAAAGGTAGAAAACCATCATATAAACAAGTAGTTAAAGAAAGCGATTGGCAAACATATTGGGGTTCAAATAAAATCTTAACTAATTTATTAGAGAACGAACCAATAGAGAATTTCAAACGTGAAATCTTAACTTTGGCTACCTCAAAAAAGTTATTAACTTACGAGGAAACAAAGGCACAGTTTA